ACCTTTAGACCAATGGCCTCAAGTTACTCGTAGCCAAGCTGATGAATTGCGTGGGCTTAAATTCCACACAGTAGAGTCTATTGCAGACTGTTCTGACCAACAATTACAGCGTATTGGCATGGTTGCAGGTATGTCACCGCATAATTTCCGCTTAAAAGCCAAGGCTTTCTTGAATTTAGCTAATGATTCTGCCGAAGTAGCACAAAGAGAAGCAGAATTGCAAGCATTACGCCAAGAAAATGATAAAATCAAGGCTGAAACAGATGCGAAGCTGTCCAAAATGCAAGAACAAATGGAAGCGCTACTTGCGGCTGTTGCGGAAAAGACCCCAAAAACACGCAAAACCAAAGTAGCCGAGGCTTAATATGTCATCAACCATGCTCCAACTTGTGCAACAGACCTCAGCCGAGCTAAACCTCGCTGTGCCTACTTATGTCGCAGGTAATCCTTCTCAAGATGTGCAACAAATCTTGGCATTGATGAATGGAGCAGGTTATGACTTACTTAAAGAATATGATTGGCAAGCATTACAAGTCCAATATCGCTTCTATACACAATCTTTAACCGCCAATGCCACAACTGTTAATGGGTCTACCTCAATAACTTTTGCGGCTGGCACAGATTTAAGCAATGTTACAAGCCAATGGCAGTTATCTGGCTATAACATTCCTCAAGATACCTATGTAGTTAGCGTTAATAACAACACCAAAGTAGTTGTTATAAGCCAAATGGCTACTGGTAGCGGAATTCAATCAGTAGTATGCGCTCAAACAGCTTATAACCTTCCTGATGACTTTGAAACAATTACTAACCGAACGATGTGGGATAAGTCAAAACATTGGGAAATGTTGGGTGCTGAAGATGCCCAGCAATGGCAATGGCTCAAGTCTGGTTATATTTCTACAGGCCCAAGAGTACGCTGGAGAATTTTAGATAACCAGTTCTGTATTTGGCCTATTATGAATACCCAAGAATATTTGGGTTGGGAATACCGTAGTAAAGGTTGGGCAAGAAGCGCTGCTGGCGCAGTAAAGAATAGCTTTACAGTAGACTCAGATACTACGGTTTTAGATAACCGTATTATGGTTTTGGCTACAAAACTCAAGTATTTCCAAATTAAATCTTTTGACACTACTGCATTGCAACAAGATTATCAGCGTTATTTGTCTGTGGCTAAAGCTAACGACAAAGGTGCGCCAAATTTATCATTCTCACCACAAGCGTCTAGGGTTCTTATTGGCTACGCTAATATCCCTGATACTGGTTACGGTAGCTAAACATGGCAGTTCCTAAACCACGCACAGCAGTTACCGCTTCTGTTACCGCCCCTATTGGGGGTTGGAACGCTAGGGATTCTATTGCAGAAATGTCCCCTACTGATGCCGTAACTCTTAATAATTTTTATCCTACTCCTACTGATGTTCAGTTGCGTTTAGGTTATACCCAATATTCAACAGGAATTACAGGTCAAGTTAATACCTTGATGAATTATTCTGGCACATCTAGCCAAAAGCTATTTGCTGCCGCAGGAACAAAGATTTATAACGCTGATACCTCTACTGCTACACAAGTAGTTACAGGGCTTACAAGCGATAAATTCCAATATGTCAATATGTCCAATACTGGCGGTCATTTTTTGACTGCGGTAAACGGCACAGACGCTAATTTAGTCTATAACGGCACAGATTGGATTACTACAGCCAATACATCAACTGCCCAAACAATTAGCTCTATTACCCATGTAGGAACTGTAGCAACAATGACTACAGCTTCTGCTCATGGTTTGGTAACTGGCAATCAAATTACAGTTGCTGGCGCTACTCCAACGGCTTATAACGGCACATTTATTGTGACCGTAACTGGCGCAACAACGCTTACATACACAATGTTAAGCACCCCAGTTTCAGATGCAACAACTGTAGGTACATATAGCGTTGCTCTATACATTACTGGCGTAGATTCTAAGAATTTAGTCCATGTAAACTTGTTTAAACATCGCTTGTATTACACCGAAAAGAATAGTATGAAAGTATGGTATTTACCTACTGATTCTATTGGTGGCGCTGCTCTTGCTCTTGATTTTGGTGGAATTGCAAGATTAGGTGGCTATATTCAAGCAATGGGTACTTGGACTATTGATGCTGGTCAAGGCGCTGACGATTATGCGGTTTTTGTAACTAACAACGGTGAAGTTATTGTTTATAACGGCACAGACCCTTCAGACCCTACTCAATGGGCATTAAAAGGTGTTTGGCAATTAGGTCAAACCTTTAACCGTAGATGCTTCTTAAAATGGGCTGGTGACCTTCTATTGCTAACCCAAGATGGTTTAGTGCCATTAGCTTCTGCATTGCAATCTAGCCGCCTAGACCCTAGAGTTAATATTACAGACAAAATTTACTACGCTATTAGCCAAGCAGCTAGTTTGTATTCAACTAGCTTTGGCTGGCAAATTATGTATTTTGCAAGCAATAATATGTTGTTATTAAATGTGCCTACTGATACAGGCACTCAGCAATATGTGATGCACACCATTTCTAAGGCTTGGGCGCAATTTACCGGCATTAATGCTACTTGTTTTGAAATCCATAATGAATTGTTATATTTTGGTGGTAATGGTTTTGTAGGTAACTATTGGAGTGGTTATAGCGATAATGGCTCAAACATTAATGCTTCTGTCCAACAGGCTTATAGCTATTTTGACGCTCCAGGGCAACTAAAACGCTATACCTTAGTACGCCCTATTATTCAAACAGATAATGGTTTTCCAAGCATTTTATGCGGCATTAATGTGGATTTTGACTACCAAAACCAGCTTGGACAAATTGCATTTAACCCTGCAAGCACCGATTTAGGTACATGGGATAATGCTTATTGGGATGTTAATACATGGGGCGGAAACCTCAGTATTAACCGTATTTGGCAAGGTGTTACAGGATTAGGTTTTTCCGCAGGCATTAATATGAGCGTGGCTTCCCAAGGTATTGATGTCCATTGGGTTTCTACGGATTATGTAATGGAGCGAGGTGGAGTCCTTTGAGGAAGGTTGTTACTGACAATCAAGACCATCTTAGAGGTTGGATTAGCGGTGTTTTAGGTATGAAATTTAGCCCTTATGCGACATTTATAGGGCAAGAAATAGACGGAGAAGTAAAGGCAGTAGTGGCGTTTGATAATGTGCTAGATAAGTCTTGCATGATGCACACAGCCGCTATAGTGCCTAATTGGATTAGTAAAGATTTGTTGTGGGCGTGTTTCGATTACCCCTTTAACATATTGAAAGTAAAGGTTATACTAGCGTCAGTTGCTTCCACGAATGAGGAAGCGTTGAAATTAGACCGACACCTTGGTTTCAAAGATAAAGCGTATATTGAAGATGCCCATATTGATGGGGATTTAGTGATATTAGCAATGAGGCGTGAAGATTGTCGTTGGCTCGACATCAAATGTCCTCTAAAAGGAGAATGACATGGGTGGCGGTAGCGGAATTTTAAGTCCTATTACAAACACATTATTTGGCAGTCCACAACAAGTGGCTACGCCAAATTATTCGCAAGCAGCGCAAGATACTGCTGCTGGTAATTTGCGTAATGCACAATTAGCTACTGCTGCTAATCGTGTAAATCAAACTACGCCCTATGGTTCATTGAACTACCAACAAAGCATGGATGCCAATGGCAATCCTGTTTGGTCTGCTACGCAATCTTTAAATCCTGCATTACAAGGTACTGTAGATACATCCCTTGGAAATGTAGCAAGTCAATACCAAAACAATTTCACAGGCGGTAATTTGCCTTCTTATGGCATTAACCCTGGCGAAACATATTCTGATGCTATTTTGCGTAGACTTCAGCCATTACAAGCACAAGCTAGAGAATCTTCTGATGTGCAATTAGCAAACCAAGGAATTATGCCTGGTTCAGAAGCCTACAACCGTGCTAAAACATTGCTTATGCAAGGCCAAAATGACCAACTTACTAGCGCTATTGTTGGCGGCATGAATACAGGATTGCAAGCTAATCAGCAACAATATGCTCAAAACTTGCAAAATTACAACAACCCATTAGCTATTGCTCAAGGAATACAAGGACTTACACAACAAAACTTTGTAAACCCTTACACTCAATCAGCAGTACCAGGCGCTGATTACACAAGCGCTATGGGATTAACTAATCAATCTCAACAAGCTAATGCTAATGCTGTCAATGCTCAAAATAACGCAATGATGGGTGGTTTGTTTAGCTTGGCTGGTGGCGCTATTGGTGCGCCTAAAGGCACATTCAAAAATATGTTTAGTTAATAGGAATTATTATGGCTGATATTACAAATCCAGAATTGCTAGGTTTAGAGCGCCAAAGAGCAATGGCTCAAGCGCTTATAAAGCGTGGTATGGAAACTCCAGAAAGCCAAATGGTTTCTGGTCGTTATGTTGGCGCAAGTCCTTTGCAATATCTTGGTAACTTATTTAATCAGTATGCTGGTCAAAAAGGTTTAGAAGCGATTGATACTCAACAGCTAGCATTGGCTGAAGCGTTAAAAAATAAAGAAAATGCTAATTTGCAAACAGGTTTAAATCAATTTTATGGCACTCCTGAGTTTACTCAACAAGGCCCAACGCCTACAGGCGGTAATATTCCTGTGCAACCTGCAACACAACCTAATCGTCAAATGGCATTAGCTACATTGCTTGCTCCTGAAGGTGGCGCTGCTTCTAAAGCTATTGCTGCTAAATTAATTGAAAATGAAATACCAAAAACACCAGAAGATATTGCTAAATATAATTTTGCAAAAACTCCTGAAGGCGGTAATTTTAAAGGTTCATTTAATGATTTTCAAAATCAAATGACTCCTTATCAAAAAGCACATTTAGGTATTCTTGCAGCTAATCAAGGTCAATCTAGAGTGCCTATGGGTTATCGAATGACCAAAGATGGAGGCTTAGAGCCTATTCCTGGTGGCCCAGCAGACCAAAAAGCGCAAACTATTGATGTTGGTAGACAGACAGTAGATACATTGGCTACTGGACTTAAAGCTCAATATGACATATTAAAAGAATCTGGTGGCATTACCAGCAAAAATGAAAACGCTATAAGTAATATTCCTGCTTATCTTGCATCTAGCGGAGCAGGTCAAACTGCTGGAAAAATGTTTGGTACAGCAAATCAATCTGCTAGAAATACCATTGCTCAATCTCGCCCATTATTGTTACAAGCAATTGCTAAAGCAACTGGTATGTCATCTAAACAAATGGATTCTAATACTGAATTGCAAATGTATTTAAAAGCGGCCACAGACCCTTCATTAGATTACGAGTCAAATGTGTACGCATTAGAACAATTGCAAAATTTATATGGAATTGGTGGTAAAGCTCCTGTTGTTGGTGGTGGCAACTCAAATGTGCCAACTGCCTCTGACATTGATGCTGAAATTGCTCGCAGACAAAAAGGTAAAAAATAATGGATTTATCCCAATTATCTGATGCCGATTTAATGGCTTTAAAGTCTGGTGGCTTATCTAAAGTTTCAGACGAGGGATTAATGGCATTAAAAGGTGTTTCAGCACCAGCAATTACACGCTCAAATATTACGCCTGATGTGCCATTAGTGGCAAGCCAAATGCCAAAACAAATTCCTATTGAAGAACCTAAAATTTCAATGGTAGACAAACTAAAAGCATTGTATGAAGTTCCTACTGCTGTTGCTTATAGTGCAGTTAAAGAGCCTATCTCAATGGCTTATGGACTTGGTAGAAGTGCCGTAGAAGGTGTTGTGCAAGGCAAAATGCCTACTGCCGAATCAAGAGATGCGTATTACAGACAAGCAAAAGAATTTGCTCCATATATACCATCTTCACCTGCTTCTATGAACGCATTGGAATCTATTGGTAACGCTTTACAAGAAGCAAGAATACCGCCTTATGTAGGAAACATTGGAGCTATTCCTTCTTTCGTTCAAAAAGCACCAAATGTTAAACCTGTAATGCAAGAAACCGTTATGCCAACAGCTAATAGAATGGCTGGCGCTTTGCGTAACGAAGGTGAAATGATTGCTCAAGCTGCACAACCTGTTACTAGCAAAATTGCACAAACTGTAGAGCCTGTTACAAATAAAATGGCTAGCGCTTTGCGTAAAACGCCAACTTTGGAAGAAACAGCGCCAACATCTGCTTCATTAGCAGAAGAATCTACAAAATATTTTAATAAAGCAAAAAATTCTGGCGTTGAATTAAACCCAGAATATTTTGGAAATATGATGAAATCTGTTGGTTCTGATTTGAGAGAATTAGGATATGACCCTAGAACAATGCCTAAAGTAGGTGTTGCTTTAGAGCAATTACAAAATAAAGAAATTCCTAAAGATTTTCAAGAGTTAAGCGTTCTTAGAAGATTTATAAGAAATGCTCAAAAAAGCAAAGAACCAGATGAAAAAATGGTTGCCACTCGTTTAAAAAGCGAATTTGATGATTACATTGCGAATATGCCTGAATCTTCAATTATTGGTGGAAACAAAGAAGGTTTAGCAGATTGGAAAAAAGCTAGAGATGCTTATACAAAATTAAGCAAATCAGAAGTATTTGAAGATATGCTTGATAAGGCTGAAATTAGAGATTCTAAACTTAGCACAGAACAATATTTACACAACAAATTATTACAACTGTCAGAAGATGATAGGCGTATGCGTTTGTTTACACCTGAAGAACAAGATGCAATCAGAAAAGCAGCACAAGGAACTAATTTGCAAAATGCTTTAGCTAAAGCTGGAAAATATAGCATTAAAAAT